TTAAATATAGCATCAACCGCCTCCATCATCTTAGGAGACAGTTTCTTGTACTCTTTTGATTTTTTGTGTTCGTCCGATTCTGGAATGGACTGAACTAATTCATCAAACCGTTTCATCTTCCGTTTTTTCTACCTCTGGAACGTGTTGTGATACCATAGTACCAGCAACTTCTTGTCTTCTTAATTCAAGACTTGCACCCATTTTTTGTGAGATTGCGTTCTTGAATTCGTTTTCTGCCTTTAGATTGTCACCATCTGCAAGTGCATTAATTATTTCTATACTCATAACATTTTACCCTTTGTTTTTTTTGATTCAAAGTTGTCTTCTTCTTCTCCGCCACCTTCAATTTCTTTTTCAAGTTCAATTTCTTGAACGATTTCTTCAATTTCCTCATCAGTTTGTCTGAGGATATTTTTCTGTACCCAAGTTTTTGAAAAGAAATTTCCAACATAAGGTTCAACTTGACCCAACATATCAATACGTTCTCTAAGGATTTCTGCGTCACGCAATTCTGCAAAGTGACCATCTTGTAAGAAGTCATACTGAATATGTTCTTTAATCTTATCCCATTCTTCCTCAGCAATCACACCTGTAAGAACAAGTTGTGTGCGAAGAACATCATGGAATAAAGCGGAGAACTTTTTACGAAGTCTCTGTACAAATTTAGAGAACTTCAATTCATCTCTAGTAATCTCTGTAGAACGACCAATAGAGAAGTTCTGTTCTGCTTCCATTCTGGACATAGGTACATTTAATGACCTATACAGTTTTCTCTGGAAGTATGTGATATCATCAATCTCACCAAGGTTTGCACCGCCAGGCAAGGTTGTGATTTCTGTTCCTCTACCACCTTCTCTACGAGGTAACCAGAAGTCTTCCAACATTGACATATGATTTCTATCGTCACGAATTTCACCAGTTGATGCATCATAGACCAACTTGTTTCGATAACGACTCATCACATCTTTTAGATATTGTTCTGCCTTAATCTTAGGAAGATTACCAACGTCAATGTAGAAAATTCTACGTTCTGGTGCTCTTGAGATACGATAGATGACTAGTGCATCTTCAATCATTCTTAACTGTTTGACAGGTTTGATTGCCTTATGAAGATAAGACAGTACTGAACCTTTAGTTTGGTCTACCAATCCAGAAGGACAAAATGCAATGGAATCTGTTGTAATCTTGAGTGCAGATTGTGGTGTTGCACTATTATCTACTACCTTTTCATTATAAAGGTAATACTCAAGTGTTTGTTTCTGTTTGTCAATACCAGTAACAGGGTCAGGCCTATCTTTGATGACCTCTCTTACTTTCTTGATTTTCCTTGGGTCAATATAACGAAGTTCCTTGATTCCTTTTCTTGGTTCTTTCTTATCAATCACCTTGTGGTAATAGATACGACCATCGACATACCATCTACGAAAGATGTCATGTCCTTTGATATTGAAATCAAGTAATTGAAGAACCCTATCGAATTCTTCATTTATACGTTTTTTAACCTTTGAGGAATATTCCAACCTGTCTAACCGCAAGGCAACAGGTGCATCGTATTCGTTTGAAGCGATGCCTTCACTAACAATATCTTCAATCGCAGAATCACACTCTGGTTGAATCGCAATATCACGATATCGTCTAATTAAATCATTTTCGGTTTTGTCTCGACCATCTACGTCTAATGTCTGACTATAGAAACCGCCACCAGCGACTTCAATAGTACCGTCATCAGATGAAGGGAGAGTGAATGACTCTCCCTCATCTTTTTTACGAGTGATTTTGAACCCAAATAACTCAGCCATAATATTTCTAACTCCTAATTTACACTACTATTTAGTAGGTTTGTCAGAAGTTAAATACTAGTGCCAGTAAAGTTGGTAATGAAGTGCGTATATCTCCAAGTTACAGCGAACTCTTCAATTGCACTTGCAGTTTCCATACTTAGGTCAATCGGTGCAACAACAGTAGGCATACAATTGCGAAGTTCATATTGTTTTAGAACTTGACCATCTCTACCCAATTGTTCAATTGTCATTGTAGCAGTATAATCTGCAACATTGGGAGAACCACTATTTGTTACTAAGTTATTCATTTTATTCAACCAAGACTCTACAGCATTTCTGATTGCAAAGTCTGTATCGTTGATAAATGTTGAATCCCAAGTTTCAAATTCTCTGTCTCCAGCAAGATACAAATTTCTTCCTCTAAACGGAACTGGAATTTCAGTAACCGTTTGGCCAGGAAGTGATGCAGCCTTACATAAGAACAAAGACTTTTCTGGGATTTGTACTATTCCACCAACACTGGTGAAGAACACTCTAAACTGATTAGCTCTCGCACCACCGCCAGTAAGGTTTGCTTTAAATCTATCTATTGAAATACTCATTTAATTATCCTCCTACCTCTGAAAATGCGACCCCAGTTCTCACTGCGATAAAGTTCAGTTGAATGAAGTTGATAGAACGAGCCGGTTTGATGAAGATATCTGCAACAAACTCATTTCGGTCAATGACCTCACCTGTATTATTTGTACCATCACAAACTACACTAAAGTCTGTGATACCTCTACGACCTTGGATGTCTCTCAAGAACGGTTCTACTAAGTTTCTAAACTGTGCTTGTGTGAACTCATCGTTGAATTCAAACAACTGGAACTTAGCAGCGGTTGCAATAGACTTCTCAAGAAGAATAAACAACCTACGAACATTGATTCGGTCAAATGCACTTGGTTTACTTAGTGCAGTTTTATCACCGAACAACACTGTACCTTGGCCTGGGAATGTAGTAACAGGGTTAATTCTAGCAGGATAGAGAATATCTCTTTGTGCCTTGGTTGGGTTAAACGCAAGTTTAACTGCACCACGAATTTGTCCTCTGTTGAAACCGCCAGGCGAGAAGAATGGGTCTGCAACATTGTCTGTGTTTGCACAAAGACCAGCAATATCACCATTCAATGGTACGAAGCGGAATGTATCGTTGAACTTGTCGTACATATACTTGTATCCACTATCGAATACTGCATAAGACGAACTTGCAAGACTGTTAAAGAAACCTACGACATTTGAACCCTGTGTATGTGTAGAAGACACATTCACAACATCTGCTCTACGAGGAGAGATGAATGCAACACAGTCTTTTCTTGCTTCACAGATGTCAATCATCTTAGTTGCATGAGACACACCGTCTGCACCAGCAGGAGAAGTTCCTGCCATTAGAAGGTTTACGTCAACTGTTTCTGCATCTGCAAAGTTGTCGTATGCAAGTGCGAGTTCACCAACTGTTACTGCATAGTCATCTGTACCACCAGCAAGGTTGTCATTTTTAACACCACCACTACCAGCAGTTGATGCAAATGTAGTACCAGCAGCTGGGTCAGTACCAGCGTTAGACAATGAACTATCATGGTCTAACCAGTAGATAAATTTAGACTGTCCGTAAATTACGTCTGGATAGAAGTTTGTTCCACCCTGTGAAGTCTTAGCGGATGCAGCCTGTGATACACCTTGGAATGTTTCAAGAACAGCATTTGTTCTTTCACCAGCAGTATCTTTTCTGAAACCAGAAATGTCACCAGTTCTGTCGAATACAACAACGTGCATTTCGTCAGCAACAAGACCTTTACCAGTTGCATATGTTGATGTGCCAGGAGCAGCATCAAACAAGTCATAGAACGCCCAACGTCTACGAATAAATGTATTATCTGGGATAATTGCTTGTACACCCTTACCATTTGGGTCATCTTTTAGTCTAACTGTAAGGTCATGCGTAGCAATGTTAGTAATTTCATACTCGTTACCTTCATCACCAGCAATGTGTGCAAATGCACTTGCGTTTGAAGATGCGTCAGCAGTTGAGAATGAAATTAAGTCACCTACGTTAAATGCAGTACCAGCGTCAACTTTAATTACTGTTGCACCAGCAGCATCTTCACCAACTGTTTGGTTGGATGAACCTAAGTTTTGTTCGTAAGCAGTTGCGTTTGAACATAGTGATACCCCAAGTGAGTTACCATGTGTTCCAGCAGTTCTTGCTCCCCATTCACCACTAGAACCCTGTCCAGCAGCAAAGTTATTTAAATAGTCATCTGTACTCTTGATAAGTATACCAGAACCACCGCTTGTAGCATTTACAATGCCAGATGCGGCACGAACAACTCTGAGTGCGTTACCGTACTGCAAGAAGTTTGCAGCGGTGAACCATGTCTCAAAGTTACTTCCGTTTGGTTTACCAAAGATATCTACTAATTCTTTCTCTGAACCAACAGCAACGATTTCACCAACTGGGCCTTTTTGAAAGGCACCAGCCATGCCATCGATTGAGGTTGCAACAGCAGGAACGATATTAGTAAGGTCTATCTCTTTAACAAGAACACCAGGCGATAATTGAAAAGGCATTTTTGTTTCTCCTATTACTTTATATT